AATGTTCGGTGACCCAAACATGGCTATAAGAAAAAACAATCCTGAAGCTCGTAAGAGTTTTAGAGCAAGACATAAATGCGATACTGCGACTGACAAAACCACAGCAAGGTATTGGTCTTGCAAGGCTTGGTAATGTATGGGAATAAACAGTGAACAGCAATTATCTACTAACTTACCTAAGAAATATCAACTAGCACCTAAAGCTAATCAGAAATGTAGTAACTGTAGTTTCTATGAACCTGCAGGATACTGTACACTATGGAAAGCAACAGTGCAATCGTTTGCCTGGTGCGCTAAATGGAAAGGCATTGTAAATGGCTAAAAAAGTAAGTTGGATGTATGGCGGTAAAAGATATTATGGGACTCTTATAAGAGAAACAAAGACTCATAAATTTGCTCGTACAGAAAATGGCAAAATTAAAAAAATTAAAAAATAATTGAGTATTACAATACCCTGTCCAAAGTGTGGAGAGGTGTTACTACCTAAGGACGACATGAAGTGTAAGAATAAAGAATGTGATAAATATGACAGATAAAAAGTTTTGTTATGCTGCAGGTTGTCACAGACCTTTACCACCTAAAGCTAGAAAGTTTTGTTCTAAGCGTTGTTATAACAGAATTACACAACAGAAAAAAAGAGCTAAAGCTAAAGGTGTAGAGTGGACACAAGAAGAGGACCAGTTAGTTATACCTAGTCAAAAAAATGTACAACAACGAAGAGGTAAAGTTTATAACGATATTGTTGAATCAGGTTTAGGTGAAGAAATACTAAAAGGTAAAAACACAATGTCTGATGTTGCAAAGATACTTAAAACATCTGTTGCTGCAGTATCTATGGCATACAACGCATACATAGAAGATTTAGAAAATGAAGTAGCTAAAGATACTTGGGAAGTACCACAAGTAGCAGAGAAATCATTACAAGACTTTAGAGATTTTAGAGATAGGTATTTCCAAACAGAAAAAGGAGAACCATACGAAACTCCAGACTTTCACATCAAATGGATTAATTCTATTTTAGAAGCTATAGAAAAAGGTGAACAACAAATGATATTGTCACCGCCTCGACATGGTAAGACAGATTTGCTTATACACTTTGCTGTATGGATAATTTGTACTACACCTAACATTCGTATTTTATGGGTTGGTGGTAACGAAGAGATTGCTAAAAACGCAGTTAGTTCTGTACTTGACCAACTAGAAAGTAACGAATTACTTATAGAAGAGATATGTGGACCTGGACCAAAATTTAAACCTAGTAGTAGAACAGGTAAGTCTTGGTCACAAAGTGGTTTTACTGTAGGTACTAGAACAGTTACTGGAATTAAGAGTCCGACAATGGTTGGTCTTGGTAGAGGTGGTAAAATTCTATCTCGTGACTGTGACATAATTATTGCTGATGACATTGAGGACCACACATCTACAATGCAACCTGCATCAAGAGAAAACACAAGAAGTTGGTGGACAACAACATTGTCAAGTCGTAAAGAGGAACATACCGCTATGGTAGTTATTGGTTCACGACAACACTATGACGACTTGTACTCACATCTTTTAGAAAACGAATCTTGGAAAACTATTGTTGAGGAAGCACACGATACAGGATGTACCTTACCTGACTGGGAAGAAGATACACATCAAGACTGTATGTTGTGGTCAAGTAAGAGAACTTACAAATGGTTAATGGACCGAAAGCGTGGTGCAGAAACAACAGGTGGTCGTGCAATATACGAAATGGTATATCTTAATGTTGCTATGCCTGATGGACTCTCTTTGTTTGACAGAGTAGAGATAGAAGAATGTCGTGACCAAAAAAGAGATATTGGACACATACCACAAGGTACAAGACTTATAGCAGGACTTGACCCTGCATCTACAGGTTATCAAGCTGCATTTTTATGGGCTTATGATGCTGCAGAAAATAAATTACACATGGTAGATATGAACAACAGTTTAGGTGGCGGTATCCCACAAGCATTAGATATTATAAAAGAATGGTGGATGAAGTACAGCGTATCTCACTGGGTCATAGAAGAAAATGGTTTCCAAAAAGCTATACGACAAGATAAATCTATTAGAGAGTTTGCGTCTGGTCATGCAATATTTTTAGAAGGACACGAAACTTATAAGAACAAATTTGACCCTATGTATGGTGTTACAGCTATGCGTCCAATGTTCCAGGAACAAAAAATTTCTTTGCCATATCTTAGCTTTGAAGCGCAAGAGAAGGTAAACTTATATACAAGTCAGTTAGTATATTTTAGTTCTGCAAGGAACAAAAGTAAAAGCGTAGGTACTAAGACAGATATTGTTATGGCTAGTTGGTTTCCAATGAGAGCAATTAGGCGTATGCAAAAAGAAAGATTTGCAGAGTTAGGATATGATTATAATCCTAGTTTTTCTGGGTATGAACCTAGTAGTATAGATATAGATAATTGGAGATAAATGCCTTTAAATAGCGAACAATTAGCACAAAAAGTAGATTACTTACGAGCTATAAATCAAGAGGGAATGTTAGACAGGTCCAGGATTCGTGACATTATGAATGGTGGCGAAGCTGCGGTAAAAGCCTTACTTGGTGACAAGATGAATGTTGAATACAACCAATTACCTGCACCTAACTTATTTTTAACTGCATTAGAAAGATTTGCACAAAAACTAGGCAGAGCGCCAGATTTAAAAGTAGACATTACTAATGACAATGATTCACAGAGAGCTAAAAAGAAATCTGAAAAAATAGAACGCATTGTTACTTCATACGATAAATTTAATAAATTACATAAACAATTACCACAAGCATCCAGATGGTTACCAGGTTATGGTTTTGTTGTATGGACTATAACGCACAAAAGAGATAGAAATGGTAACCCATATCCATACGCAGAATTACAAGATTCCTTTAATTGTTATCCAGGTAACTTTGGTAATGACCAAGAACCAACAGAGTTAGCAATTATTAGACGAGTGCCTCATGTTGTACTTGCAGAACAATATCCTGAAGCTAAACCTTATATCTACGAGCAAAATAAAGAAGAACAAGAAAGTGCATACTCTATACTTGTAGAAACTACAGAACGCCAAAGCAGTTGGGCTAACTCAACAGGACAAGGCAAAGTAGTAGTAGAGTTTAGAAATGAAGAGGGTACTTATGTATTCCTACCAGAAAATAACAAAATCATAGACTTTATGCCTAACATGTTAAAGTCAGGACCTTGTTTTGTGGTAGCAAAACGATACTCGTTTGACCAAATGCAAAGTCAATTTCAACACATTACAGGACTTATGGCGAACATGGCAAAGATTAACATACTCGGAACTATTGCTATGGAAGATGCAGTATTTACAGAAACAAACATTGTTGGAGAAATAGAATCAGGTAAATACAGAAAAGGTAGAGGAGCTGTAAACTATTTTGCTCCAGGTTCTTCTGTATCAAAACCAGTAAACAACTTACCATACCAATTATTTCAACAAGTAGATAGATTAGAAAGACACCTTAGACTTGGTGCAGCTTATCCAGTATCTGATGATGGACAATCACCTAACTCATTCGTCACAGGTAGAGGATTAGAAGAACTAGGTCAGTCTGCATCTTTGCATGTCAGAGAATACCAGACTGTACTAAAAGAGGCTATTGAGCAACTTGACTCAAAGCGTTTGGAATATGATGAAGCATTGTTTAGTGCGAAGCGTAAACCAATAGCAGGTATGCACAATGGCACAGCTTTTAAAGAAACATACATACCTAATACTGATATATCGGAAATGTATGAAACAAGAAGAGTGTATGGTGTCATGGCAGGATTTGATGAACCACAAAAGATTATTACAGGACTGCAATTAAAACAACAAGGCATTATTGATACACAGACATTACAAGAAAACATGGATGGATTAGATAACATAACAAAGATACAACAAAGAATACATGCTGAAAAAGCAGAAACTGTTTTGTTTGAATCTCTTATGGCACAAGCTGCACAAGGTGACAATAAAGCTACAATGGCAGCAATAGAAATAAAAAAGAATCCATCACAAATGGATGATATACTAGATAAGTATTATACAGCACAAGGTGAAGAACCAAGTCCAGAAGAACTTGCGTTATTACAACAAGGAGTTCCACAACCACAAGGTATGGGTCTAGGTCAGTCACCAGTTGGTATAGAACAAGTATTAGGAGCTTTGGGACAACAACCACAACCAGAAGGAGCATAATGGAAGAAAATATCATTAATCAGAAATTTTATGACATTATCAATGGTGAAGATTGGGATGAAGTAGAGCTAGAAGATACAATAATTACTACTGATTTAATTTCAGAACAAGATGTACCTATAACTCATTTCATAGTACCTACACCAATACCAGGTGTTTATATAAATATTAAACTAGGATTTAATGTAGATGGAGGAGATGATTTTGCCTAGAGGTAGAAAACCAAGTGCATTGACACAAGAAACTGACATGACAGGCGGTGGAGCTTATGCAGATATTGTTGCACCTACAAGAATGGAAGGCGACCCAACAGGACAAACTGCTGCTATACAAGCGCAAATAGATTCTGCACCTCCAGTTGAACAAGAAGCTGCATTAACAAGTGGACCACCTAATGTAGGTAGAGTTCCACAACCTATGAATCTTTCTGCTCCTACAAGTAAACAATTTGAACCAAACACAGCAGGTATACCTGTAGGTCCTGGTAGTAATGGACCAAGAGTTATACCTACAAACACATTACAAAACTTTTTAATAACAGCAAAAAACCTAACTAACGACCCAATATTTGACGAACTATTAGCCGAAGATATTGTGCCACAACCACAATTAGGGAAAGACCCAGAAGATTACTTTGGTATTTAATGGCAGACTACAGACAAATATTATTTGGTCCACCAGAGTTAGAGTCATATCTAGCTGATAATACAAAAGCAAATTTAAACGAATTAGACTTTTTTAAAAATACAGTCACACCTGAAATAGCACAAAACGCTGCAAACATATCACGAGCTTATCCAAACATGGATGCAAAACTTGTTATGTATGGAGCTATGCTCGGTGTAGAACATGATTCAGATTTAGCTTTACAGTTAGCTGAAAGACAAAACAATGTTGTTATTAAACAAAATCAACAAGCAATTAATTCAGTATCTAAAAGAAAAAGAGCATCACAATTAGGTTTATTAATGTTAGACCTTGGATTTCAACCAATATCAAGAAACTTTAAATCTTCTGTAGTTGCTGCAGATGAAACAGGAACTAACAAATTCCAAGCAGTTGCTGCTAACACATTTATCGGTGGGTTAACAGGTGCTGCTAGTTTTATTCCTGGAGTAGATGGAGATAAAGCAGCAGATAGAGTACGAAGAGCTTTAGTAGGAGATAAGTTTGCTGATGTGTATAAAGAAAGCAAAGATGCTTATGGACCTACAGAGTTTAACTTAGCCTATGATGAAATAAAAGCAGGTAGACCTCTTAACTTAGGACAAGGATATTTCCCTTCTTCAACACCAATAGAAGAAACACAGGGATACAAAGATTTAAAAAGGTCAGGTCTTGCAGACAGAGATGCTTACGCAGAAGCTGAAGAAGTTTATGGTGTACCTATAACAGAACGCTTTGAGCAAAAAGAAAATCAATTTAAAACAGAAACAAGAAAAGCAGGAAAAGTAAACATATCACCAGGTAGAGTAGTCGCAGGTCAATTTTTTACTAAAGATGATTTAGGTTACGCTATTGGTTCTGCTGCTTTAGATGGTGCGTTTAGAGTATTTGGTGACCCAACAAATGCTGCTCTAGGTTATTTATCTGGTGCAAAATTAGGACTCAGAAGTCTAGTTGATGATGGTATGCAACAAGCATTTAAGACTGCAAAAGTTGGAGATGATATAAAAAACATTCCTTTAATAAATCAATTTGTTAAAACAATTAAGGGTGGAACTATGCAACTATCAGATGGTACCTCAAAAGTAATATCACCTAAAGAAGCTAGAAAATTAATGTTTGGTCGTACTGCAACACAAGTACTAAATACTAAAAGAGGCGATAAATTATTAGATGCTTTTGTTGCTAATGCAGACTTAGCTACATTAATGGATATGCCTGGTTTAAATAAAGCACCTGTAGAACTACTTAGGTTATTAACTGTTATTGATGACAAGAACTTTATGAAAACAGTTTTAAATTCCATAATGCAAAATGGAAACTTAGCAGGTGTTGATGACGCTATGAGATTGCGTTATGGACTTAATGATGATGTTGTAAGAGCTATATCAGAAGGTAATCAGTTAAAGTTACCAATACAACCAAATCTATTAGGAGAAGGTTCTAATCTTATAGCTAAAAAACTATTAGGTAAAGATACTGATGTTGGTGGAGCTAGAAAACTTATGGAACAAGCTAACAAAGTTGCAGCTGTTTTTAATCCAACAGCAGCTGACAATTTGTTTACAGGAATAATTGGAGTAGGTGGAGATTTACGCTCATCTATTCCTAGAAGAATGAGTAGATTTTTTGACTTAGCACCAGGTAAACAACTATCAGGTAAAAATATTGGAGAGAGTGCTAGAAACTTAGATGGCATTATGAAGTCTGCAAGATTTAGTAATGATTCTAGGAATAAATATATGGAGCAAATTTTAGATACTGATAATCCACAAGATATGTTGGCAACAGTAAAAGAAGTGTATACAGATATTGGTGAAAAAATTGTAGAGCGTAATCCAGACTTAGTAGATTTTAAAGATGAGATAAAAGAATCTATGGAATTTTTAGCTAATGAATCTGATTTAAAAAGATACATGACTACAGAAGAAAGCGGAAAACAATTAGCTTACCCAGGAGTAAAGTTTAAAGTAAGAACAAAAACTAAAACAAAAACTGGTAAAGATGAAACAGTATTTGAAGCTGTACCAACTGCACAAATGGTTTCAGAGTATGTTGATAACTACATAACTCTTATTGATTACGCAGAACTAGAAAGATTTTTTCCTATATGGAGAAATGTTGTTGGAACTAAAAAATCTAACCTAAGAAAGTTTATTGATGAACCTACTGAAAAAGTTACT